TCACTAGCACTATCAGTACTTGTTGCCCAATCGTTCATGTTTACTGTATCAACATCAAATATATTCACACCATCAAATCCACCAAATAAAGGTGCTGTAAACTTTGCATAATTTGAATATTTATTAAACTTTGCCTTGTCTTCAGATAATAATGATGCAAATGTTGTACGATAACGAGTTGCATTTGCATTTGCATCATCAGTACCCTTTTTATTAAATCCATTTAAATCAATTCTGTAATCTATTGCACTTTGATTTGTACCGATTTTGGCTGATCTAATATATACTGCATCCTTTAATGTATCTACTAATCTACTTGAATCAATTGTTGAAACTGATGATTTTGAGAATGCAACCTTTGATAATGAGAACTTGTTATGCTGAAAATCATCAGCTTCTAATCCTTCACTAAATAAAGCTGTTGTACCCATAAACTTGGTATAATTCAATAACATACTATTGAATCTTTCATCTGTTGCACTAATTGTATTTGGATTTTCTAATGCATCAAAATTTGCATTCATTGCACCCCAATATAAATTAGGACTAATTGATTCACCAGAAGCAGTATCATTTGAATCACCTAAATAATTACCTGTTGCAAATAATCCTTTTGTTATCTTAAATCTCATTGGCAATGGAGGTAATACTGATGTTTCTAAGTTGCCGGATAAAGAACCACTAAATAAGGTATTATTACTAGTACCATCAGTACCATTAATTGTTGTCTTAAGTGTAGGTAGACCTCTAAAACCAAAAGGAAGTGTTTCAGGAGGAATAATACCATTCCTAACATCAGAATGCATTACAATACGAAGATATTGTGACTGATTTTGGAATTCGCCTTCAAGGAATACTCTCTTCTCATCCTCAGATACCACTTCGAAATTATAAACAAACTTTTGATCACCAATCATTTTACCAACATAATTATCTGCACTTGGATCTAAACATACATTTGTAAACTGCTCTAGAATTACTGGAGATTCATCATTATCCATTAAATCTCTTACTTCAATATTAAATGTACCATACTTATAATCCACGTCAGTTGAAGCCCTAAGATTTGTAATACTTACCTTAAACTTTTGTGCAGCATAAGCACCATCATCTAATGACTCAAAATGGAAAAGATCATATTCTACATTACCAAATGGTTGACTGATAAACTTTGTTGTCTTTGGTGTTGTATATCTAGAATTAAATAAACCAAATGTTTGACCAAGTGGATCCTGATCTTCTCTGGCCAAAGCAATACTACTAGCGTTTGCAACTTCAGCAACCTCTTTACTTACAGGGAAATCTAAATACATTACGTATCCATATGTATCAATCATTGAAGGATCAGTATTTAAAGATTTACTTAAATAAGAAGGTGACTTTGGATCAAAACTTACCTTAATACTTCTTTCCAATATACCTGCTGTTGAACCTGCCTTCATTACAAGCTTCAACATATGACTTGCTAAAGTTACACCATTATCAGATTCATTTGGACCATTCAATAATGTTAATCTACAATCCTTGTGAAGTAAGAACATGGCTCTTACTAACTCAACTTTTTTATCACTTGGCGAGCCAGAAAAATTAGTTGTCATTGTTGAATTATTGAAGAACATGCCAGTTGTAAACCATTCATTATCATTTACAGTATGCTCAGCTACAAGAAATTGTACACCACCATATTTCTTATTAGTACCACTTTCGTTTACTGTATTTGATTTAAATTCAAAACCAGCCTTTTCACCAGCAGCATTACCAATACCTAAGACCCTTGTAAATTGTAAAGCAGCCTGATTATTTCCTTTACCTGCAAAATATTCAGCAACTGCATGTCCACCTAATTTATTCTTATTTACTTTACCAAATTTCTCTTCGAATTCTGCCAAAGAATTCACAATAGTTGGTACAAAAGCAGGACCCTTATCTGCAGCACCAATTACTGAAACTGGTATTGCATTAATAATAGGCTTTGTAAATACTGCTTTCTTTTCTATTTCTCTTTCAAAGAATCCTGGCGATTTAAACACCTGTTCTGCCATAATATATTCTCCTTAAATGTTCTATTATTTATAGATAAATATAAAAGAAAAACACGTTTTAATAATTTAGAAAACAACTAATTATATTATCAATAATTATACAGATTTAAAATTTAAAAATCAAAACTTATTCCTTTTTTATATATTGTCTCACCCTTTATTCTTGATACCACAATTTTTTCTTCCTGCGATAATCCAGTTGTATTAGGTTTAATTGTATTAACATTCTTTAAATTTCTTATATCATTATTACTTAATACTCCTCCTGAATTCGTGAGTACATCTATCGCATTTTGCGCAGAATTTATACTTACCCCACTTCCTGGCAATGGATCAAACTCAGATTCCAAATCCTCAAAGATATGTGCATTAGGTGAATTATCAATTGTACCTGATTCTCTATAATTCTTTATCACATCAGGCTCTGTTACACTAAATGATACTGATGGTGCTGACACAAATGATCTCAAAGCAGTCTTTCCTCCCATTATATTTGGAGCCACAATATAACCATTTGTTATAAAGCTCATTGTATACTTTACATATCTTTCACTATCTGTCGAATCTGAAAATGATGTATCCATTCCTATACTATTATCAGCAAATGCAACAAACCAATATGGTTTATCAGAATCAATTCTAAACTGTTGACCTGCATTCAAATTATATGATGCCATTATTGCTTCAACCAACCTATTAGCCTCTTGTGCATAATTTGTCCATATCACAACCTCATATGTTGCACCCACATACTTAATAGGAGGCATCTCAATAAACTCATATATATTGTCAGATGATACCTTTGGCTTTAAAGATAAATTTTTATTTATTCTATCCTTACTTTCCATCTCATCTTCTTGACCTAATGTATTTTTTGTGTTTTCTAAATTCTCTTTATTTTTAAGTTGTTGATATGCAGCATCTTCAGGTGCTATTTTTCTCTTTATCATATGAGGTAGCATCTGATTATCAGCAACACCTTTAGATGGATTATTCTCTAAGCCTGTTCTTGTAATTGATATTAATGGTAATATAATTGTACCATTTCTATCTCTTAAAGGCTTCTTTCTTTTTAATATTGCAAATCTTTCACCTGTTGCAAATATAACAGGCACTCTCTTTCTTTCACCATCTAATTCATAAAATAAAGGTAAATCATTATTAAAAAGATTAAACATGGCTTTGTCGATATCTTCAATACCACATGAAGGTATTTCAATTGATGCATAATTGTTTCCTTCATATCCTGTTGATATTGCATTTTCACCAATTATATTTCTATCAAATCTTGTCGGCATGATTAATGACCATCCTCATCATAGAATGAAGAAATTGCAGTTGCAGTTGCTTTCTTCACTGTTTTTGCACCAGTAATAGGTTCTTCAAGTACACCATCTTTTCGAAGCTTTCTCATATCACCTGTTGGATTACCTGCTGAATCTGTTTCGAATCCACGTTGTTGCTCAAATGTTTTCTGTACTGCATTAGGATCAGTATACATTTCAGATGTAGGACCAAGAGGCTTCTTATTAATAAGATTAACACGAGCTTGCTTCCCGGTCATCTTATAAGACATCACCCTTTCAACTTGACCAAATACAATCTTTTCAGGTATAACAGAAGTTGCTTCAAAAAAGAAAGAACCAAATGAAAAGAAATCACCTTCATTTACACTAATATTACGATCCAATAAATCACGTGGATGCAAATAACATGTAATTGATCTATAATATTCAGTACCAAAGTTTGTTGTTTTCACTTCAGCCGCTTGCCATTCAACCATACATTCGAGCTCAATTGGTGGATCAAATACCTTTTCCATTGATTCCTCATACAATGCGTGAACATTGGATAAATCTTCTCGAACTCTATAATAATATATTTTCTGACCTACAACGTCTTTTATAAGTTCTTTGGTGATATCTGAAAACAAATCAGCTTCTTTTTCTGTAAAAAAAAATCTTGACATTTCTTATCCTGTTATTATTGGTCCATTAGGTATAGGTATCTTCTTCAACAGGTTTGTGAGTTGATCTGCTTGATTATTTTGATTCTCCAATATCTTTGACATTGTTACCTTTTCTAACATCTCCTTCAATTGTGTTTTCAACTTCTCTTGATCTTCTCTACCTGAACTAACCAAATCAGATCCATTCATTTGTAAATCACTACCAGGTATTGGTATTGATGAAAACTTTGATCTTATCAAACCTACCAGCTCACGACATAAAGCCAATGTATATTCTCTAATCCAATGCCTTGCAATCGAATTCATATTTGCATACATTATATTTCCATACGGTAAATTAGATATATTTGATACACCATTAATCTTTTCATCAGCAACATCAGGATCAAACGGGTTTAATGGAAATCCTAACCTAAGGAATAACCTACCTGGATTCTCTTGCGTTGGTCGAGGATAAATCCTGATATTACCACCTTGAATCTCATATGAATAATTTGAACGTCTAATTCTATTACTTATATCCAATTGTCCTGCACGCAATACATCTTCAAAAACAGGCAATACATAAAACACAGTTTCAGGTGTAAATGATTCAAACGCAAATTGATTATTTAAATAATTAACAGCTGATGTTGTATCAAAGAAACGATATGCAGCTTGTGGACTAAAATGGAAAACCTGAAATATACGTGGCTTTGTCTTTTGTTTTCTTTTTGCTTTTAACTCATAATTAGGATCGTCAGGATCATTAGGAATATCATCATAATATAAAAAGTTATCACCTACATATTCACCTAAACCCATTTGATTATATACACTAATTTCTTTTCCAGATCCACTTTCAATAGTCTTTAATTCCTCTTTTAAGCTATAATCTTGTCTTCCTCTTTCAAGCGCAATTGATCCACTAAAATGATCAATACTTCCTCCTACACCGGCCTCATTGGCATATGCTTCAGCCTTACGTATAAATATATCAAAGCTTTCACGTGGTAATTTACCTTCTAATCCATTTGGTCCAACCAATAAACCATTTGCTGATGTTAAGCTTCCAGTTGCAGCACCTAAAGCACTATGCATATAACTTTCAGCCATATGTTCATTAATAAACTTTGAATATTCAAGTGTCGCTTCCTCAAAACATGCCCATATTTGCTTTGATGTTAACTCAACACTAATTATGTCATCACCTAATTTACGTTTAACAAATGTTACCATACTATTTGCATCATACTGAAAATGTGTATCTAAGTCATAAACTGCAAATGGTGTTGGATTTTGATTTGATGTTACTAAGCTTACAAAACTCGCCATAAAAAAATCCCCTTGTTGTTCTTATTATTTCTAATTATCGAACATTCAAGGGGATTTTGAAAAGTTATTCTATTAAATTATATTGATTAAGCTAATGATTGTCCACACTTCCAACCAGATGCTGTTTTTACACAAATTGCTACATCCTGTGAAGCATTTAATGTTGTAATGGCAGTATTATCACTGTCAACAATTACAACATTTCCTGCAACATTACTAATAATAAATTTTAATTGACCTAATGGTGAATCTGTAGGTAATTTAATTGTTGATGCGGCAGTAACAACATGAACT